GGTAGTAGTAAACAAGGACTACAATTTGATATCAAAATGCGCAATATACTCGAGAAATCAAGTATGTATATGCTGATATTACTTTTTGTGGAACTTGTCGTTTCTTCTGGGGTGTTTGTGAAAACAAACAACTGCACAAGCCTAGAGAAACCTCAAGATTGTGAGGAGTTTGGAGAGCTGGGAGGTGTGCATTGGGCAAGGCTTAAAGATAGGCAAGACAAGTATGAAATACAGGCTAAACTCAGTGGTCCAGTATGCACCGGTTTTAGCGACCCAATATTGATAGGTGATTCTAGATTCTCCTACTCAGTAGACGGTCAGTTTAGAAGCCTGTCAGGAGAGGTGGTGGATAGGTGCTCGCAAGTTGAAAATGACCATTTCCCTGAATGTGGTACTGCAGTGGTGTCTGTTTGTCACTTGATTCCCATAGGCAATTGTGAACTTAAAGTGGACCTTGAAAGTTCCAAGGTACATGTGTCAGGAAAGACCTCTGGTCCTTTGCAATATGTGATACAGATCAATGAGGAAGTGGATATGGAAGGCCACTGTCTGAACTGTGAAGGGTTCTCTAGAAGTTATCCACTACAAGAAGGACTCACCACATATCACCTCACTTGCAACAGAAACTCTCTATCAAAGACATTGTCATTATCAAAATCTGAAGTTTGTGCTAGAAACGCCCAAGACTTTTACCTTGGTTTCCATTACAAATGGTGCATGAATGCTTTTTGGTATAAAACTTTGACCATTTTATTCTTTTTAGTAATGCTGACAGCATGTGTGCCCATGATTAACTGGCCCATACACATGATCTTGAATAAATTGATTAGATGCTGTAGCAGAAGTGAAGCTAAGGTGAAGGTTACAAAAGCTGTACCTAGCTTTTTGTTTCTAATTTGGTGGGTAGTTTTGCTGAGTCACATAGTATATGCTGAGGCCAGTCTGGCAGACTCTCTTAAAGAGCAAGGGTTTAAACCTGAGACTGTTGATTTCAAAGGTTTGTATAGGACTACAGTGCCTGAGGCTGACTTTGAGCTGATAAGCACTGGAACCGGGGAGGCTCTTAGAGTTGAGAGCTTTGATATAAAGTTGAGCCCCGGTTATGCTTTAGGATTAGTGGTGGACAATGTGGAATTGGATCTGAAAGTAAAGTCTGTAAGGGCACAAATGTCTTACAAAGATTGCTACAGCACTGGTGATACCAAAATAATTAGCAAAAGCACTGACACTTGTACAGAAAGCTGTGACAAGTGTGTGGAAGAACTGGTTGTTCCAGAACAGGTCCTACCAGAAAATGTAGTTAAAGTGGCCAAGAGTTCTAGCTGGGCCTGTGATGGAGCTGGTTGTCTTTCCATGGCAACTGGATGCACCTGTGGTTACTGCTACATGACTTTGACAGGCCCAGTTTGGAAGGTGTGTGATTTGGAGTTGGAAAAGGTTGAAATAAATTTGTGTTTCAACATAGGGGGTAAAGGCATGTGCAAGTGGTTAGAGAGTGTGGAAACATTTGCTGACGGCTTATATCAAATAAATCTCAAAACAACAAAAATAGTGTTGCCTGAGAGAGTAGCTGAAGTAATGGAGGAAGGGAAAAAGATAAGGAAAATAGGCTTGATGAACAAATTAGGAGAATTTGATTCAGAATTTGGTGATTTCCAAGTGGTTGATGCTGGTTCAAACTATGAGAAGGATTTGGACTACATCCATGAATGCCACTTCACACAACATAGAAGGATCACTTTTAAAAGCTGTGGCCAAAATCACTTTTATAAGCATAAAAATCTGCATCCATGTCAGACTTGTTTTGATGGCGCTAAAGGGATGGACTTTGTGGACAGACCCATAGGTGAAGCCCAATTGAAGTTAAACCTACCCCTACTAGGTTTATCTTTAAAGGAAGATAAAGTGGATGTTTCAAAGTTCAAAATTTCGTCATGTAAGGGCTGTAGAAACTGCCAAGAGGGGATGGCCTGCAAAATCAGCTTTGAAACAAAACAATCAGGTAGGCTGCCTATAAAATGTGATTCAGCTCAGTCAAGAAATTACCTATTGGCTAAAATAGGAAAGAACACTCTAATGATGACTTTTTTCACTGACCTGAAGGAAGGTGTGCTCAAATGTGAACTTGGAATGTTGAAGTCCCAGGTCAACTTCAAGACAGAACCTGGGAAGCTGTTGCTGGAGGATTTCAGAAGGGCAGTGGATAGGAGTCTTGAAGAAGATTACCACTGCCAATTGTTTTCCTGCACCATGGGTCGTTTCTTGTATAATGTCTTTGGCCTAAAAGGGCTATGGCACTACTTGTGGATAATCTTCATATTTGTCATACTGCTGGTTGTCGTTGTCAAATTGGTGAAGTTAATTTTAAATAGAGCCACTAAGAGGTCCATGCCAATATTTAAAGATTCCAGATTCTTCAAACCTCAGAGTGTTAATGTAAGGTAAGCTGTATGTTAATTTTAAGGTAAAGCTAGAAATAGATATTAGTATTAAGTTTAGCCTGGATTAAGGTAGTTTTAAGTTTAATGCTGTAAATAGCTTCAACAATTTGACGGTTCATCTGTCCCGTCAGCACAGTCCTTAATGCCATTGCAAATCTTATTAGGGGGTAAACATTTGTCACAAAAATGCATGCCCAACAAATTGCAAGTCTTGCGATCCAAAACTGGTTCCAGTGTTTTGTACTCATCAGCATGCGTAACAGTATGGTGATATTCTGTAATTGTGTAAGTGGTCTCAGTGAACAAAACGGAGGTGGTAGTCAACACATGGTTGACGATGTTAAGCTGTGTGGTGGTGAAAGTGACACTAGTGATGTTGGTGACAGCAGGCTTGGCCAAAGCAGTGGTTAAGAGCAATTCTGTTGTTGTGAGTGTGTAGCCCTGGATGCTGAGATGTGTGTTAGTTATAGTGCAATTAACCACTGTGATTGAGGTGATCAGGTTGGTTACAATAGTGCTGGTGATGACAATTTTAGTGTCAGTCCAAACTGTTGTAGTCCAAGTGGGGCTTAATACTGCCTCGCAGGTGTAATCTTTATAAACTGTGAAGCTGAATGTTGTGGTTGTGGTAGTTATAGGCACAACTACAGATGGGTCCTTTAAAGCTGATGGAGTGCTACAGGTTTTGTAGGCAAAGGTGTTCTGAGAAGAAGTGTAAGTGATGCATCCTAAGTGGGCCGGAATGAAATTAGTGGATTGAAGAATGGTGTAATCAAAAGGCACTAAATAAGGGCCTTCGCCTTGTTCAACTTGAGCGAAGCAAGCTCTTGGTTTGTACACGCTGCATGTTGAAGTGGTAGTGTCTATTGCCACAATGTTGGCCAAAAGATGAGCACACTGAAAAGCAGCTTGAGCTTCAAACTGCTCTTTGTACGCTGCAAACTCGGAGTAATAACAAAAGCTACCAAAACATAGCCTGTACCTGCCACCCATTGATGTCATCACAACAGCATTGTCCACTAAAAGTGTTGTTGATGTTAAAAGCAGAAAAACTGTTTTGAGCATGTTTAGCAGATTTCTTGTAAATTGTAGTCCT